ACTACTGAAAACGAGGATGTTCTACAGGAATATTACAGTTTTGAGAATGGCTGGGCGACCGATAAAATTATTATTGGCTGGGCATATCAACCAGAGCCAGTGAAAGGTGAATGAAATGAGTGACATAAAGTTAGATATTTTTATTGAAAACTGGGAAAACTGTTTTGAAGAAGCGCGCGGAATAAGTGGAGACAAATACACTATTGACCGCATAAGTATGGAATGGTTTATTACACGGGTCAAACAACTCCAATCCGCTCTCACCACGGCGCAGGAAGAAAACAAGCGGTATATGGATGCTTTGTGTGACTTTGAGAATAAAAACAAAGATATTACTTCTCGTTGTGCTAAAAATGTCATAAGGATTGAAGTTCTTGAAAGGGCTCTTGAAAAGTACGAAGCCGCAATCAAAGAGGCCGAAGCAATCTTAGGTGGTGAATACGCCATGCAATACGGCCCGTTTTTCGACTTGGTACAAGATGCTCAATCCGCCTTGAATGGAGGGAAGAATGGCTAGTGTGATGTGTTTGGAATGTGGAACTACTATTCAACTCGGTGAGTGGTATGAGGATGTAGAATCAAAAAAGATTGCCGAACTACAATCCACCATCACGGCGCAAGTGGATATTATCAAACTGTTGAAAGAGGATGCGGAGATGTTGGCTGATTATCTTATTGCTGAATGGCACGGAAAAGACGGATTTACTTTTGAGTGTCAGGTTTGTGAAGCCGGATTCTTTGAAACGAAGGAATCTGTAAAACATACCGATGATTGCCTAATTACCTTACATACACAATTGATGAATGAGTTAGGAGAGAAATGACTGACCTAAATACTGCGATTGCCGTATCAAAAGGATGGACGCGCGATGGTCAAAATGGATGGGTGTTATTCAAATGTGTTGGAATAATTGATGCAAAATTCAATCCACCAGACTACGAACACGATGCCAACCTGTACATGGCGCTGTTTGAGGAGATGCCAAATGCCAGCCTAAAACACCATAACGACTTATATTATTGCGGGGTTTACGTTGACGGTAATTTAGAGTGTTGGTCGTCTGCAGACACCATCGGCACCGCTATCTGTCAGGCTTATTGTAAGTTGAAAGGGATTGGATGACTGAACAAGAATTTGTGACAATGTTCATGGAGCAGCACCCGTTTGTTGGTGAGTATTTTTTAGAAGTTCCTGCCTTTGCGAGATCAATTGATTTAGTAATTAAAAATGCCACTGAGATAGAGGCAATTGAATTCAAGATGCACAATGTTAGTCAGGCTATAAAACAAGCAAAGGTAGTTGCGATCACATTTGACTATTGCTCTATTTGTATGCCGTGTCCAAAAACCAACAAAGGAATACTATCAATAGTCAAAAGATGTAATCAAGCGGGCATTGGACTTGTCCTACACGACACGACATTTAAAAGGATTTTAAATCCTACGAAAAACAAATATTGGGAAACGGCTAGACTGTCTGTATTAAATAATTTGGAAAGGGATTGAGGTGGTGGGATGACCAATCCATCAGAGCATGATATCCAATCAGCGATAATCGATCTGATCCGTGTCCGGGGCGGGGTAGCGACAAGGGTCAATTCAGGGTCAATGATAGCCAAGTCAGGTGACAGGTCATACCGGGTGAATCTTGCAGACAAAGGGACTTCGGATGTAATCGCTTTGTATAAGGGCGTGTACATGGCTATCGAGGTCAAGGGAGCGAAAGGGAAGCCAACGCCTGAACAGATATCTTTTCTTGAGTCAGTTGCACAAGCTGGAGGGGTAGGGTTGGTCGCGTATGACGTTGATTATGTTGATACTGTTATGATTGCAATAGAAGAATCGCCAATTACTCCGTTGACATTAGCACAATCATTAGCGTGGTTGAAAAGACCACCCAACCAAATATTTATAGGAGATATTCAATGACACCCGAAGAAATCTCGAAACTTACGGATCAAGAATTGAATGAGTTGATCGCGGTGAAACGGGGGTGGATATATAATCCTTACGAGAAGTTTGGTTCATTGTATGAGCCATCGGTTTTATGGCATAACCCAAAAACAAACGAAAGTTTTTACAGCGCTGCGCCAGACTTTTCTGGTTTGTGGCGTTGGGCGGGGGAGTTGCTGGTAGAGGTTTTGATGGACAACACAGGAAACTCATTTGAGTATCAACCTAATTTATTTCCAGATCGTCCGTGGGCAATCATGGGTATTGGTGGAAACGGAAGCGCAAGTCCTACCCGTGCAATAGCCGAATCGTGGGCTATGTGGAGTGAACAATGTGGATAATACTTATTATTGTTTTAGCAGGAATCATAATACTAGGTGTAGCGATTATGATTCTCACCAACCCTGGTAAACACATGAAAACATATTACCGATGTGCTTATAAAGACCCGGACAAGAGAGACGATGAAAAAGAAAATTAATTATGACGCAGTAATAATGGCGACCCTGATTGTTATAATGATTGTTTCGATGTTACCGATGTTATTTGAGAAGTGAGGACGAATGAGTGCTAAAGACATGATACGGGATTGGAAACGCATTAGACAACAGCAGATAAAAAAACTGTATAAAGGAGGTACAACAAAACAAGAATTAGTAAGACGGTTCGGAGCGCAAAATGTGAGTAACGCGCTTGATAAAACATTTAGGTATCAGTGATACAATAAGGTAACAATCGAATATTCAGATATTACAGAAAAGGAGATTGAAAATGAATTTAGGATATGCTCCGAGTGAGATGTTATCAAAATTGGTTTGGGGATTGAAACAGCTTTTTCCGCTTACTTACAGATCACATTACACTGAAAAAGGCAAAAAGCATTTTGTAGTTTGGAACATGTGGTTCGGAAGATGTTTCAATATTGAAGATTTTTTAGTTTAGAAAAGGAGCAGTAAAAAATGGATTTCTCAAGTTATGTAGTTGCGGGCGTACCTCTTGTCTTTGTTGTTCTTGGCTTGGTAGAATTTGTCAAGAGACTTGGATTGAAGGGTAATTGGTTGATCGTTGTTAGTGTCTTGATCGGAGTTGGACTTGGGATCGGCTATCAATGTAGCGTTGCCGTACCGGTTGGATTCTCTGGTTGGTTTGGTGTGGTCATCTTTGGTGTTGCGCTTGGTCTGGTTGCATCCGGTATTTATGATGCTGTCAAGAATGCCACTAAATAGTTGTAATCTTTTCAAAAGGTGATAAAATGAAATAGTAACAAGTTTCATTTTCTCCTCCGGCAAGGGCGCTCATATCTTGGGCGCTCTTTGCTATTTAGTGTATAATTGAAGTTATGAGTGAACCGATCAAATGGACTAACGAATGAGTGAACTATCAAAGACAGATATTTTATCTCTTGATTATGGTGGCAAGGTTGAGTTACTTGAAAAAGTTGGTCAAGAGATATTGAACACACAAATAGAATATGCAAGTGTGGCAGGTAAACATGCAGAACTAAAAGCCAACTTGGAAGTATTAAAGCAAGTCAAGTCAGTTTTACAATCTAGCATAAAAGCAGAGGCACCCGAAGGTGGATCAAACAGAGAATACAAAGGAAATCCCCTCTATCAGCCTAAAGCCTAAAGAGCGGGCGTTTGTTGATATGTACTTCCGTTGTAACATGAATGGAACGGAGGCGTATTCTCGTTTGCATCCAACGGCTAAAAGGGATTCCTGTAGGGCAAAAGCGGTCGAGTTGGTTGCAAAGGTTAGCATACAAACCGCTATTTCCGATTATCTAACTAAACAGGCAATGGGTAAGGATGAAGTACTGTCCAGGTTATCTGCTATTGCAAGGGCTTCAGAATTCCCGTTTATTAGAATTACAGACGAAGGATTTTGCTACTTTGACTTTAGCGATCCAGAATCAGAGCAATACTTATTCTTGATAAAAAAGATCAAAACGAAAAGAACTCGTAAGGTTGTAGGACATGGGGAAGAGGTTGAGGACTGGGAAGATGAATGGATTGAAGTAGAATTACATGATGCTCAACAAGCGTTAAATACTTTGGCAAAATATCATGGTATGCTGACTGACAAGGTAGACGTAACCAGCAATGGAAAAGAGATCAATCAAATAGATGGATATGATAGAGCAATGTCTACACTCGCTAATGCCATCCGAAAAGTCGTACCTGGACAGGGTACAGAACAAAACAGCTAGGTGGATTCCGCAAAGTGAGCCACAATGGCTAGCATTACTTTCAAGAGCGGATGAACTTTTCTACGGTGGAGCGGCGGGTGGAGGTAAGTCAAGTTTACTTATTGGACTAGCGGCAGAATTAGCAGAACACGCCGCTATTTTTCGTAGAGTATACCCGAACCTAAAAGAGATCATTCAACAAGCAAGGGAAGTAATAAAAGATACTGGTAAAGAAAATAAATCAGAGCATTCATGGGAACTTGAAAACAATAGGACTCTAGAATTTGGCGCGGTGCAATACGAGGATAACAAAAAAGACTGGCAAGGTAGACCACACGACCATAAATTGTTTGATGAATTGCCAGAATTTACAGAGACACAATACGTCTTTATTTGTGGGTGGAATAGATCAAAGAATCCTAATCAAAGAGTAAGGATTGTAGCAACTGGCAACCCACCAATTGACGAAGCTGGTAACTGGATTATAAAGCGGTGGGGCGCGTGGCTTGACCCTAAACATCCTAATCCTGCCAAACCGGGTGAATTGAGATGGTATGCAACAATAGACGGTGAAGAAAAAGAATTTTTAACGGGGGATCCAATTGTTACCGAAAGTGAAACAGTTTACCCATTATCAAGAACCTTTATTCCTGCAAGATTAGACGATAACCCATTTTTATCAAGCGATAACAGATACCGCTCTATTCTACAGTCATTACCAGAACCGCTTAGATCACAAATGTTATACGGTGATTTCAAAGCATCGGCTGCCATTGACCCGTGGCAAGTTATCCCTACTGAGTGGGTATTAGCAGCTCAAAGGCGTTGGAATGAAACAGAAAAGCCAGAAGTTCCATTAACATCCGTTGGATTAGACCCGGCGCGCGGTGGTAGGGACAACATGAGTCTATCAAAGAGGTATGATAATTGGTTTGATAAACTCAATTTTTGGCCAGGTGCTATTGTGCCAGATGGCCCGACTGCTGCTGAATTTGTAAGACAAGCCCTTGGAGATGAAGAACCGGGTAATATTAATGTTGACGTTGGTGGTATTGGTTCCTCTGTTTATGACAGTTTGACTGGAAAGTATAAAAACGTAAATGCAATTAACGCGGCTAATAGTAGCAATTATAGAGACAAAAGTGGTAAACTAAAGATGCGTAACATGCGTGCCGAATATTATTGGCGTATGCGTGATGCACTCGATCCAAACGGTGGGGATAACGTATGTTTGCCACCAGGGAATGAAGTATTAGCTGATTTATGCGTGGCAAAATATAAAGTTACTACTTCGGGTGTGTTAATTGAAGAAAAAGAAGAAATAAAGAAAAGAATTGGCAGGTCACCAGACAAAGGTGAGAGTATTTTACTTGCCAACTTAAATGTTTACAGTAAGGTTGAGGTAGTGGACAATCCGTTTTTCTAGGAGCATAACATGGGTTTTATAAATGATTGGCGAGAAGCAATAGTTAACAGATTGGTTGATTGGTCATTACCTGAAGAGTATGTTGAGAGACGAAAGGTAATGAGTCACCGTAGGAATTATAGAGCAGGAATACAGAAGAAAAACTTAAAAACGAAAACAGGACAACCGGACTATAACATCGTTATGAATTTTACCGGTCTTGTCATCGACAGGTCGGTGTCTATGTTATTTGGCAAGGGGATTGAATTCGATTATGGTGAGAATGTCGAAGGACAAGTAAACCCTAATGAAGATTATCTTAACAAGGTTTGGGCTGCTAATCGTAAAGAGATATTGCTACACAAATTTGGATTGAATGGCGCTGAAATAGGAACGTGGTATTGCAAGGTTATTCCAGCGGGAGTTGAATATCAAGACAAGTTATATCCTAGATTAGTTTGTCTCGATCCAATGTTGATGACCATTGAAACTAAGCCAGATGACATTGATACTGTCACGGCGTACATCATTACTTACATGATAAAACGAGACGGCAAGGATGAAGTATTCCAGGAACGAACAACAAGACAAATTGAAGGAAACTGGCTTATTGAATCAGGAATATTCAAGAATAAAAAGTTTATACCTGAGACAAGTGAAGTTTGGGATAACCCGTTCCCTCCTATTATTCACGGGCAAAACCTGATTAATATTGAGTCGGTTTATGGGGATCCAGACGTTACAGACGATGTTGACGAACTACAAGATATGCTGAATAAGACCTCTGGTAATGTTAGCAAGATCATTGATATTCACGGGCATCCGTTGACAATAGGTAAGGGATTTTCAGGACGCGACCCCATTGACATTGAACCCGG